TTTGTGGTGGTATTGCCCAGGCTCGCTGTAATTCACCCAAGACTGTGTGATCTTTAGGTTTACGTTGTGCTTTGGTGCAGTCGTAGCCTTAAAGTAATCCGAAACACAATCCTCAATCCATGATCGCAACGGTGTCATGCTTTTAAGCACGAAGTTGTTCGTTGAGGTTGTGTTGCCCATGTTAGCTCGGGTTTCCAAACCTTTGACAAATACAACTTCCTCATCCGTCACCGGACGATTAAAAAACGCAACAGGCAGCGGAAATAAATTATGAATATTCATATCACCAAGTAATTGATCCGTTGCCGGTGAATGTGTATATACGTTTCCCGCCACTTGTGGTCATTGTTGGCGACCCTGTTGTTGTGGCTGGCGCAAAAGTGTCACCATAAGAAATAATCACAACACCCGATCCGCCTGCACCTCCAGGGAAACTACCCCCACTTCCACCACTACCACCACCACCACCACCGCCTGAATTTGGAGACCCAGTGCCTCCAGCAACACCTGGCCCTCCATTACCAGCGCCGCCTTTTTGTGATGTAGTAGAAGTTCCTCCACCAAGTCCAGCACCAGTATCTGATACGCCACCACCACCACCAGCGTAATAAACTGTAGAACCGCTAATTGCACTTGTACTAGCTGACCCGCCATTACTAGTAGTACCTGTTGCCCCCGCACCACCTGCACCACCACCACCACCACCACCATAATTAGGAGCTTGTGTTGAAGCTCCTCCGTTGCTTCCTTGTGCTGGTGATGTACTAGGCGTATTCCCTGTACCACCGGCGCTAATTGGGCCGCCTGCTCCGCCGCCGCCTGAACCTCCATTTGCCCCAGCATTATTTGGAGCCGCATTACCACCTCTACCGCCACCATAAGCTTTATAGGTGTTAGTTCCCGCACCTGATGGGCTTTCCGTAATAGGTGAACCAGCAATAGAAGAATCACCGCCAGAACTTCCGCCGGCTCCACCATTTCCAACCGTAATGGTGTAAGTTACACCAGATGTAATTGACACACTCGTTGCCGATCTAAAACCACCTGCTCCGCCACCGCCAGCGTTACTTAAAGGAGATCCATTACCGCCCCCACCACCGCCACCAATAACTAAATAATCAATTGAAGTTGGCGGCGGAATAAATGGGGTCGCAGTAACAGCACTGTAAACAAGCCATCCTTGCGTTGAATCAACATAAACAAGTTGCACTGAATTGTTATTAACGCCGATTATTGTGTTCGCTGTAGATCCCCTAATCTTCCCGCCATTCGGGTTAATGGTCAGAGGATTTGTTGCAAAAGTCCCCGCATAATCAGTCAGTGTAATCTGATCGCCTGCACTCGGAGAAGCAGGTAGCGTGACGGTAAACGCTGCTAAGGTTGTATTACAGGGATAAGCCCTCCCAGCTACTGCTGTAAAATTTGTTGTCTGTACCGGCTGCCATTGCAGCGTCGGCGGTGGCGCAAGGTTGAACGCCGATGGCTGCAATGAGTTCATTAGTAATTCCCTCCGAGAGCCGATACAGCTATACCAATATTAGTACCACCTGCTGCCACCGTAAGACCTGCGTACACACGATAAGTAGCTGGAATGTTTAATCCGCCCGTTGATATGGAGAACGGATAAACCGTCAAAGCAGAAGTTCCCAAAGCAGTGACCGCTGTAGCAGGAATCGCAACCTCGCCAATGAAGATATTGTTTCCAGCCGTTGTATTTGCAGAGCCGTTATTGAGCCAAAACCTTACCACGGTTGCATTGCTTGTTCCCGATGCGGTTGCTCCATTTGTGGAAGCAAGCCTGCAATTAATCTGATCTATCCTTGCGCCATCCGCACCTGCCGTGAAGCATAAGACCATTCCTGTTCCAGCAGTCTCAGTTCCATCAAATGCTTTGGTGTTTGTCATTGCTGTTGAAAGAACAGCATTCAACGCGCCAACATTTGGCGTTTGTACAAAAATTGGAGTTGATGTAACAGCCATGATTAAAAAGCTCCGTAAGTGTTAGCCATATAAATGTTGCCGCCAGTGCTTGATCCGCCGCCGCTAGCCGTTGCCCAAGAAAGGGTTCCAGATCCATTTGTTTTCAAAAACTGGCCGTTTGACCCATCGGCACTTGGCAACGTCCAAGTTACATTTGTAGCTACCGTACCAGGCGATTTGAACGCAACATAATTACTCGAATCTGTATCGGCAAAACGTAAGGCTCCTGTCGCGCCAATCTGTACGTTCGTACCATCCCATGTAAAGTTTGCGCTGCCGCCAAACGACCCCGAACTATTAAATTGAATTTGAGTGTTAGACCCGCCGGGTGTACCACCACCGCCAGCAGGCGTAGCCCATGTGCCATCACCGCGCCAAAACGTCGTTGATGATGCACCGGTTCCTGAATTAAGGTTGGTAACTGGCAGATTACCGGTAACGCCAGTAGATAACGGAAGCCCCGTGGCGTTAGTAAGCGTAACCGCTGATGGAGTGCCAAGGTTTGGCGTTGTAAGTACCGGCGATGTAGCCAACACATTATTACCCGTACCTGTGTTAGTAACGCTAACAATGTTTTTGCTTGCATCTAAAGCTAACGCGGTACTTGCTGTAAGGCCGGATAACGTCGTAGTCGAAGAGGCGGAAAGCGTCGTAAACGCCCCTGTTGTCGGTGTCGTTGCTCCTACGGTACCGTTAATATTGATTGAAGCCGTGCCAGTAAGGTTGGTTACCGTACCTGAACTTGGTGTACCTAGAGCGCCACCATTGACAACAAATGCCCCAGCGGATCCAGTATTTACACCAAGAGCCGTTACAACGCCCGTCCCTGTTGTTACCGTGCTTGGAGCCGACCCGGCGCCGCCACCAACCATAAGAGCATTTGCTGCCAATACACCAGAGCTTGCCCAGGTTGATGACCCTGAGAAATAAACCAAACCACCGGATGTTCCTGCAACACTCAACGCTAGCGTGCCGGATGATGTAATTGGCGATCCGGCCACCGAAATCAAGCCGCCGGTAAACGTCTGCGCCACCTGTGTCACGGATCCACTACCACCCGATGCGGATAACGTGCCAGCAGAGAGTGTTAACCCAGAACCCACTGTGACGTTACTGAAACCACCACTACCGTTATTGGCTAAAAGCTGGGCGCTCGTACCGGTCGTTGCAGGTGCGTAATCCGTGCTGCTTACCGCTGCCGCTAGAACACCTGACGTGGCCTTCAAAAGACCTGTGGTTGTAGCTGCTTTAATAAGCTTGCCAGTGGTCCCATCAAATAATGTAATCTGACCATCGGTAGATGAAGACGGTCCTACCACATCGCCTGTTCCGCCTGTTGCATACTCTAGCGCCGTTGCCCCGGCATTAACGCGCAGAACCTGAAGCGCAGACCCAAGTGAACTTAATCCTGTACCACCATTACCATAAGGGAGCGTACCGGTGACGCCGGTAGACAAGGGTAATCCCGTGGCATTTGTGAGCGTTACGGATGTTGGCGTTCCAAGTATTGGCGTAACAAGTGTCGGACTCGTTGCAAATACTAGTGAGCCCGTGCCTGTTTCATCTGATATGACTCCACGCAACTCTGCTGAAGTGGTTGACGCAAACGCAGATAGCTTATCTGACGTATAGGCTACCGTACCACCAGCGCCAAAAGCCATGGTGGAACCATCTGTTCCAGAGAGCGTTACCGTATTGCTTGCAGTAAACGTCTTTCCGTCAGCTATCGTAAGCGTTGAACCGGTTGCCGGAGCAGTGACTGTTACCTTGTTGTACTTACCGCCTGTGATATCGCCCGTAGTATCCGCAATGGTTACCGCAGAGTTTTGGATAACCTTACCTGTGGTTCCATCGAATCTTGCAACCGCGTTGTCTGTTGAAGAAGCCGGCCCAGTAACACCACTTGCTACATAGTCGGATCCGTTCCAATAAATGACCGCCTCTGAGCCTGATGCAATTGTTACACCCGTGGTCGCGGAAGCTTTAACAACAATTGCAGCATCAGAACCATTCTTTACGATATACCAACTACGGCTTGCTGATCCACCTGGCGCTACAACATTTCGGCTAACTCCTGGCGTACCAGTTATTAAAAGCACGGCATAACGCGCCTCGTTACTAGCCGAACCATCTCCGTTACTTAATGTGACATTACCGCCCGTGACATCGATGGATATCGAGCCGCCAATAGCAACATCAACTGGCGCAGTGAGCGCATCATTAACCGTGGTGCCCCACGTACCATCTTCCGTCCCGTTTACGGGCTGGGCTAGCTTAAGTAGGGTTGTGTAATTGACAGTCATGTCGTTACCACCTGCGTCCAAGTTGTTGTTACACCGGGTGTGATACCGCCCCAGCTAGCTACCTGCGTCGTGGTAATTTGCGTCCACATATCAAGCAATCCTTAAAACTGCATTGGTTGCATCTGCCGCCGGAAATGTAACCACCAAATCCTGCCCTGATTTTGTGATATTTACCCCAAAGTTTAATACCGCTACAGATCGATTTCCATTGGTAAAGTTGTATATCAATGCGCCATTTGTCGTCAAAGTCACGTTGGTGAATGTGGCGGTATCAAACGTCCAATAAGCAGTAGTTCCTTGAAAGGTTGGCGTGATGTTTGTGAGTGCAATCCCGCCGGCCGTGTAATTGGCTCCACTGGATTCACCTGCTGCTGTGTAAGCAGTCGTCGAGGCACCAAGATCGGCGTTGGCTGTGTAGAGGGCCATCTTAAAGACATCGCCAGTACTCGCAGTGAAGTTATGCAAGCCCTGAGCCAGCTCTACTTTGAAGCTTGTTGTCAGGGTTTGAATGATTGCCATTACACCACCTTATCCCGTACCTGCCCAGAGCGGTATGCATCCTGGCGATCAAGGCCGTCACCAAGACGCTTGGCAAGAGCAAGTGCTTCTTTATATCTGCCCGTGATGTTTTGAATCATATCTGGCTCACCCTTGAGGAAAGTGTAAGCCTCTACCAGGCAGCCATACAAAAGCACTGAATCAAAGTTATCACTAAGCCACGTCGTATTGGCATCTGTATCTGTCGCCGCAATCGATGTTGGATAGTAGAAGTAATGCAGCTCTACACTGTATGCAGCATCAGGCGTAGGGCCAAGTAAAAACACCCACTCTTTCTCATCGGTCGAATCAGGTCCAAAGATTGCATAGCAATATGGCTCACCCGTATTGCCAGAACCCGTGGGCGCTGGAAATGCCTCACGTATGAAGTTCACATCTTTGTTAAGCAGGTATTTGTAAGCGCCGCCTGCATCAATAACCGCCAGTGAATAGGGTGCAAGAAAATCCGTGGGCGCCTGAAGATACCGATTATTAATCGTGCAGGTTCCAACTACGTTTTTCCGTAGCGACGGAAACTGAATGGAATTAAAGATTCGTTGCTCTGCCTGTTTGGCAAACGTCTGAAGCGTTACCGTCTCAAACGTCGTTTCGCAATAATCTTGTATCGAAGTCTTAAGCTGGCCCCAGTTCATGTTGGCTCCTTAAGCCATTGGACCCCGGCACATCGTACCTTTGGTCGCAGCCCCGGCACCGCGCATCTTAATGCCAGAAGTCTTCACTTGGCTATTTGGGTTCATGGCTACACCGTGGGTTGGTTGCCAATCCTTCACCATGTTATAGGGCATCTCTTTGCCAGGGTTTGGCGATGCAACAACTTTTGCGCCCGCCATGGTATGCGGTTCAGCGTATACCGATGCAGGACCGACTTCTTTGCCGCCCTGCTTCATTGAATACTTGGCCATAACTTACCCCTGATTACGTGCGCGTGCAAGATTGCGTCCCATCTTCTTCATCATTTCTGATGTAGGACCGCCCTTACGCATCTTGGTCAATGGCTTGCCAGGGTGCATTGCTTTTTCATGCTTATGCACCGCAGCGGCGGCTGTCTTTTTGTCTTGCTTGATATCATCTTTCATCACTTGCTCCTAGGAGGCTGATACACTGTTTAACAGGGCCTGCCCCACCAAGTGATTGGGGGTCATGCCATAATCAAAAGATCTTGCGCCACCAACTGGATTGAAGCCCCATTCTATAACCCGGCTTCCTTCAAGCGGAACACCCGTATATAAAGGGTCTGTCCCTATCGTATAGTTGGTCTGCATCCCGTTATAGCCTGACTGGTAATACGAGTTGGAATCGGGACGTGGATTCCTTACGGCCTGCGGATCGTTAACCGGATACATGCCAAGTTGCAACTGCGGCTGATCAGGTTCCCAACATTCTGGGCATACCAAGATATTAACATTCTTGGTTTTAATTGTAAGCACCTTGAGCTGCTTTAGTTTATAGCGAAAATTACACCTATCGCACTGGGCGATAGCAAACTTTCCACTGGCAAACTGATTAGGCATTTAGAAGTTCACGCCCAAGAATGACTGCCTTGGTACAAACCTAATCGGCGCTTTCTCACGATCTTCGCCTGCTGCCAGATCCCATGACTCATCATACTGAGCCTTAAGCATGGCCATCCTCTCCAATCCGCCCTCTACTTTCATGGACAGCTTGTATGCAAGCCCTGATATAAGCGCCTCTTGGAATCGATAGGGAATATCCTCCACGTTCACACCATTCCCTGCGTCCTGCATCCTACGCATCCGCCAGTAAACCAGTGTGTAATAAGGCGTAGAGATGGAACCCTGATCCGGGGCTGGCCATACCGTGACATTAGGAAACTTGGTATTGCTTACCGTTGCGCCTGAAGAATGAGCCGCAGCCGTTGTGTTGTTCTGACCGCGGACGACATTGTCTAGCGTTGCATAAGCTGAAGTGCCCGTTGCCACATTCTCGGCTTGGGTTGAAGTACCGTAGTAATAAACCGTCTCCGATCCAATGTTTGCATATCCTGCATATGGTATCCCCGCGAGGCTAGACATCGGTATTGTCGTAGCAGAGGATGTGATATTAGCGGCCAACGTGCCTGTGAAAACATAGGTCTGTCCACCCTGTCGGTCTATGTAAATTTGAATGGGCCTGCCCGTGGCTAGCTTATTTGGTATGGTGGAGTATGTACTTACCGAAATCCGGCTGATATTAATATCCGTCTGGTTCTGGCCCTCTCCTGTGCGGATGATGGTTTCCACCAGGTCAACCGTATTAATCGGCAAAGGGTAAGTAATTTGATTGGCATAGAGCTGTATTGCACCCTGCTCCATGGTCCATAAATTTACCCCGCGGTTAGACCATTCCGTGAGCAAAAGATTAAGCGACCTACGGGCGGTCCTCAGATCGTAGCCCGAACGTAATTCACGACCACACCTTTCGTATGCCTCTTCGACACATTCGTTTAAGTTAGGATTGAATGAAGTTGTGCCTGACGTAGTCATTTTCCTACCTTCCGAAACGGTGCAACCTTTTTGGCTATTGCTTTAGGTTGAGCTACAAATTGCTTTCCTTTTGCCTTACCTTCTCGCTTGGCTCTGGTTGTAGCAGCATACTCCTGTGGCGATAACGATTTTATTGCAGCTTCTGGTAAATACCTCTCACCTGTATCAGACGAACGCTTACCGCTTCGGGTTCGCCACTTTTGTTCCGTCCAAGCTTTTAATGATTGTTGCGGTGCTTTCATGAAGTATACCCGCCGCCACGCTCTTTGTAACGCTTAGCCAAGAGCTGTGCTTTTCTGGCTGACCATTTCCCAGCACCGGTACCTTGAACAGCGGCGCTCTTAATCTGATTAAAAAGTTTTTTACGCATGGTTGGCTTGGTGTAATTACCAGCTTCATTCACCTTGCCTCCCTCCGCGTATTGCGTAAAGTCCGTGTCATCCCTTCGGGGCTTGACCTTGGCCTTCGGCATTTTGCTGGGATTGATTATTCCCATCCCCCGACTGCTTCGCATTTGCGGCTCCTAATAGTGCGGCTAACCCAAAGTTGCCAGTATCTTGCAAAGGACGCAAGTAGCTGGGCGCCTTGAATAAATCAAATGGCCCAAACTCTGGTGCAGGCACGTTGGGCTGTGCGTAATCAACGTAAGTTTTCTGCTGCCCTGTGGCGGCTGGAATACCAAATACAGGGAAAGGCAAACCACCAGGCTTTGCTGTAGTCGTCGGCGGCTTTGATGTTGTTGTTGCTGATGTAACCGGCGCCGTTGTGACCGGCAAAGTGGTCACTGGCGCAGTTGTTGTTTGCTCGGGGATGCTAATCGTTGGCGTCGTTACAGGGGGTATCGTTCCTGAAGTCGGAGGAGGTGTAACCGGCGGAATGGTAATCGTCGTTACTTGCTCCGTGGTTACAGGCTCCGTAGTCGTTACCGGAGGAATGGTAATCGTCGTCGTTACAGGCGGCAGCGATGTGGTCGTGATAACCATCGTTAGCGATGGCGTTTGTGTAAATGTTTCTGTTACAGAAATACTTGGAGCAATAGTTGCTGAAGTCGTAATTGTTGGCGCTAATGTTGGTAACTGAGTGATTGTTGCGGTAAGGCTTGGCGTCAGTGCCTCAGTAAGGCTTTGTGTGATTACCTCGGTAATTGATTCAGTAACCGATTGCGTAACCGTCTGTGTAATTGATTCAGTGACTGATGGGGCTACCGTTGCCGTTGGTGCAATTGTTTCCGTAACCGAAACCGTCTGTGTAATTGAAGGGGTAATAGAAACAGTCTGCGCCTGTGACAGGCTTTGGCTTAGCGATTGGCTTTGTGACAAGCTCAATGACAAGCTATTTGCCGTGCTAAGAGATTGGCTGAGCGACGTCTGTCTTGAAACTTCTTGGCTTAAATATGTTGATATTGAAACACTTTCTGACAAAGAAACCGCGTTGCTGATTGACTGCTGGGTCGATGTGCTAATTGAAATTGACTGTGACTTGCTAGCCTCTAAAGATACCGACTGACTCAATGAATTAGAAATTGATATACCAACCGCCCTATCTCTCTCAATTTGTTCGCTAACACTTAATGACTGTGACTGGAACGCTGATACTGATAATGACTGGCTAACGCTTTGAGCGACTGACTCACTTAAAGAAACCGATTGGCTTACGCTTTGAGATAGAGCTTTTGACACAGACTGTGAAGCAGATAATGACTGTGACTGACTGACAGAAGCGGAAGCACTCAAGCTATTTGAGATAGATAGTTGCGTTGCTTTTGAAATTGACTCGGAAAGAGATAGCGACGTTGAAGCGGATTGGCTTGTGCTAATAGAAGCAGAGACCAATCTCGATACTGATTGAGAGACTGATTCGGACGCGCTTAGCGATGCGGATATTGATAGGCCACGAACAATATCTTCGCTCATCTTTTGACTTAGGCTAAGGCTTTGGGATACCGATGTGCTTAGCGCAGCAGATGTTGACTGGCTAAGTGAAAGCGATGTACTGGCTGACTTGGATACAGACTCTGAAACAGACGCAGAAACTGACACCGCCTGCGATTGAGAGAGGCTTTGCGACAAGGCAATACTTTGCGATGTACTCTGCGATATGGATACCTGCTTGCTTACTTCCTGTGACAGACTAATACTCTGCGATGCTGATGCAGAAAGCGATGCTGATGTCGATGCACTAACAGATGCGGAAATGCTTGTTGCTTTAGATACAGACTCGCTTTGAGAAGTAGAGGTGCTCAGACTTTGCGAAATGGAAGTTGCTTTGGATATTGATTGCGAGGTGCTTATTGACGCTGATGTGCTTTCAGATATCGACACCGCTTTGCTTATTGATTCAGAAACACTTACAGCTTTAGATATTGATTCCGATAAGGACGCAGATATTGATAAGCCTTTTAACCTGTCTTTCTCCATCTGCTCACTAACGCTTGCGGACAAAGAAAGAGCCTCTGATATTGATACCGCTTTGCTAATTGAAGCCGATACGCTTTGAGACGTAGACGTAGATGCGCTTACCGATTGAGATAGGCTCGTGGATGTTGATAGCGACGCAGAGGTAGACACTGACGTCGATACGCTCTTGCTCAATGAAATGGATTTTTCAAGCTCAACCGTTGATACCGACTGCGAAAGAGAGATGCTTTTTGATTGAGATTCGGATACCGATACCGAGGTTGATGCAGATAACGACTGAGACTGAGAGTAAGAGACAGATAGGCTCTGACTCTTTGATATAGATGTACTTACCGCGGCCTCTGATACAGACTGGCTAAGACTGATGCTTGTTGCCTTAGACACGCTAGCAGCAATTACGTCCGCAATCTTTGTGGTCACTTCAACCGTGGGTGTTGCAGTCGGCTTTACCGTGGAAACACCTAACTTAACCTGGTCGCCAACCTGCATAAGGTAGTTGTTAGGCGCCACACGGAGCATGGTGTACATCTGGCCATCAGTGCCAGTCACTACGGCATTGTCACCAATAATGGACGTAACAGCCCCATCAACCTTTGCTCTTGGTGTGATCGTGTCCAGTACGTTTAGCTGGCGGTCAGACGCAAGACCCATGCTAGTCATGAAAGTCTTGAAGTCTGCGTAGGTTGTCTTTCCTTGGTCTAGTAATGACTTTGCGTTGGCTGCGATCTGAGCGTCTGTTTGAGATGTAAACGCTCTTTGGTCGTCAAGCAACTTACCCTGTGGTGTATTGTTTAATTCAGTAATTACGCTATCTAGGGTTACGCCGTTTGCCAATCGCTTGACATTGAAATCAAGCTCTTCAAATGTCGGTGCTCTATTGAGTTCGTTTAGGTAGGCGTTATTTACCTGTTGCTGTAGGTTTGCAAACTTTTCATTGACGTTGTCTGGTACGTAAACAACATCGTTTTGTAATGCGTTTACATTGACTTGCTCACCAATCTTTAGCCCAAGATTGCTTGGTAGATCTACTCTAATAACAGAACCGTTTCCAAGTTCAACAAGACCTTGGGATCCATCTGGCGATATGACTTTTATGGAGCCGCTATTGTCTGGTGTCATGTTGCCACGAAGGCCAACAGCTAATCCTGTGTTCGCTCCAGCAGCAACAAATGTTTGTTGCAATGTATCAAGAGCGCCCTTCAAAAAGTCCATGCCCGTCATGTTCTGGGCCATGCCTATTTGCGGGATCTTATCGACTCCTGCTTGCAGCGAATAAGACAGCATTTCCCCAAGTTGTTCCTTGGTTCCATATTTGCCTATTTGATTTACAAGAGATTCTCCAATAACTTTGCCAAGCTGATCTGTAGGTGTATTACGCCATAATGGCTTGAGCATCCCAACCAACTCATCTGCGCCAATCCGCTCACCAATACCCTCAGCAACCGCCATGAGCGTTGCTCGCTTTCCTGCATCTTCAATGCTTTGGCCGGCCAGGCGTCCTTGTATGTATTCATTGCCGTAGGTTGTAGCCATAGCACCGGCAACCAGACCTGGCGCCAAGCCTGTTACAAGCCAAGGAATTGCGCTTACTGCATTTGACAACCCGCCAATTAGGTTTTTATGGGCATCTGTACTCGCATTAGCAATAGCAATTGCATCATCACCTGCCGTCTTGATTCCGGTCGCCAACTTGCGGAAGTCATTGGCAAACGTATCCATGCCCATAGCTTCAGCAATGTGAAGATTAATACCCAATGCTCCGTTCAATGTGTTTGCCGCAGCGCTTCCGGCGACTGCATATGCATTGGCAAGTACATTGGCTAACGCATCGCCAGCAGGCGACCCGCGGAACTGATTAATAAATTGTTGGGTTGCAAATGGGAACGTTGAGTCTTTGGCTTCTGATAGGTTGATACGGTTGTATAAATTGCCAGCCTGGATATCTTCCAGTGCAAGACCCATGGCTGTACTTGGCTGAACACCTTTGGTGAGGTAGTAATGAGAAGCTTTGTTCTCTACCCTTGTGTCGGCTCCTAGCAAGAAATCCGCTATGGCTTTCTGCCCGTTATTAAGAGCCGTCTGTCTTTGTTGGTCTATGGATTTGTACTGAGAATCTATGTCCTTCAGTATCTTCATATCCGTTGTTGCTGCCTGCGCCGAGGCAATCTTTGCCCGATCCTCTGGGCTCATGGCGCTATAAGCTCTCAACAGATTGTCAAAGTAACTCTTTTGAACCGTAGCAAAATTGTTTTTAATAAGGCCTGTCTGACCGCCAAGGCCAAGGTTTGCACCCTGCGCTGCCAGTTCTTGGGGTACCGTAGCTTCACCTGCTTTGATCGTAGGCGCAGTCTTTTGAATGACCTGCTGGGCGTCAATAAAATTCTTTAGCCCTTGCGGTGACAACCCGTAAAAATCATTGGTTATGTCTTTACCAGACGAATCCCTCGCGCTAGCTACGTACAGACCGCCATCTTGCGTATTGGTCTTAAATACAACTTGGCGCCCGTTACCAATATTGAACCACTGGTTAAGGTTGGCTACAGCAGCATTCGTTAATTCAGATGATGTAAGGTTGCCGCCCTCTCGTATCGCACGAAGCGTCAGTAATGTGCTGTCTGCCTTATCGCCTGTAAGCCCAGCCGCATCCATGGCAGATTGCAACTGCGACTCTGTGGCGGACCCATTGATGTAGTCCCTGGAAACATTGACGTAGTTGTTTCTTGCGGTGACTTGCTTATCAATATTTGATATGTAGGTGTTGGCATCTGCCTCATCAAAGCCAAGCGTTCTTAGTCTTGATAAAGCACCCTCTCTGGATAAATCGCTTCCTACCGCTGTGTAATCAGAAACTAATTCCTGCGTCTTTTTTGCACGGTCAACAAATTGCTGATTTGCCGCAAAGATCTCTGCAACCTTAGCGTCCGAGTAGCCAGAGTTCTTTAACGCCGATGTAACGTCTTCTGGTTTCATCGTGCCACTGTTCATGGCGTTGATAAGACCATTGACGTACTGAGCCTGGCCTGCGCTCAATGCCGTCTGGATTGAGTTCCACTCGGTAGGTGTGTACACACGACCGGCAGAATTGCCTGACAGCATCAAACGATTGCCGTCATCATCAATTGTGTATAGCTCACCGTTTTTGTCTACAGCCACTGCGCCTATGGCTGTATTAGTTTTGGCTGAATCTGGTGCTGCACCACCAGCCATTTTTCCTGCTTGCGCTTGGCTAAACCCAAGATTTAATAACTGATTAAACAGGCTTACCGGGTTGAATTTACCTGTACGCGCCGTATTAATCGCTTGCGATACGCCAATCTGTAGCAACGCTTTTGATGTTGGGTCTAGCTTCTGTGCGTTTGCTACTTCATTAATGCCTGTTGATATCGCAGCGTTAACCGCGCCGCCAAGCAATGTTGGTAATGGGTCCTGACCTTGCGCTATGGCATAAATTGCATTGGTCATTGGACCTGCAAAAAGCCTAGCCGTTGCAAGCTTTTCTGCCGCCGTGGCCCCGCTAATGATTCCGCTATTGGCTAACTCATTGGCTACCACATCGGTAACCATATTCAGGGCCGTACCCGTGGCGGCGCCTAAAAATGCTTTAGATAAATCGCCACCATTAAAGATGGTGTTTACTGCCGTGCGTACCAAGAAGTTCGATACAGCCGGTGCAGCCGCCGCTCCTACAACGCTACTAACATAAGGCGCTATAGCCTGGCCGATCCCAGGAACCAAGAGCGATGCCCCCATGGCAAGCACTTGGGTTAACAACGGGTTCTTGGCTAGAAAGTTTGATTGGTTCCACTCAGGAACAATTATTGGACTACCAAAAGCATCCGTCTGGATGGTGTAGTTGGAGTAACCGGCGCCAGCCCCTGTAGAGCCAATGATGTTCCCACCCTTGCCGCCTACGATTGACGTATTAAGAGGGTTGCCGGTTGCTTTGTTGTAAATCCCTTTTGTTTGATCAACACCAATCTGATCTAGGTTCGTTATGCCTAAAGCAGTAAGGCGCTTGGCAATATCGTCTGTATGCCAAGCATCTGAGTTTCCTGGTGTTTGAAAGTTCAGGTTGTATAGCGATTTGCCGCTATTAATCTGGCCCTTCAAAAAATTAATAGTGTCATTGCTAAGCCACTTACCCTCCCACTTGGTTTCGCCGGGATGGATAATGTTTGCTTCGTATTCTTGCGCCGTTAGTTGCTGGCCAGTCTGTGGGTTTTGGAACGGTTTATCAAACTCTGGCTCGTATATCCATCCTGCCTTTAGATCTAAGCCTAATGGTTTAAATACCCCGGCTGTTGTCGTCGGCGGGGGCGTTGTGGTTACGGCAGTAGTAGTTGGCGGCGCCGTTGTTGTCTGCGTTGTTGTAAGTGCAGCGGGCTTGGTTGACGATGTCTCGCCTGTTAAATAATTATCCCAAAGCTTAGATTCACTATCGTAATACCATGCAGCGTCTATTTCCTGCTGCGTCGGGCCCGTTGTTTTTGGTATGCCAAGCAGGTCATAAACTTCCTGCGTTGCATTAACAGGATCTACTTCCCCAAGCCTGGTTTTTATTGCATCAGTGGTTATGCCTTGGCCAAGGACTGTTTTAATGTAACCCTGCTTTTCAGCAAGTGATGCATTTGGATTCCACTTAATGCTAAAGAACTGGTAAAGAGGCTGTAATCCATTCTGGATCAGCCAATCTACATCAGGCCTTGGTACGCCTGCTGCTACAAGATCATCTATGGTTACAACATTATCGTTGAACCACTTAATCTTTCGGGCAGCATCATAACTGCCCCAGTCCGAAGGGAGTGCGGGCAGCGCCATAGTTGCTTATCAGTAGCAACCGCCCTTGGCCATCTTAATCATCTTGCCCTTGGTCTTTCCTTTTGATGCAACACCATCGCGGCTTGGAGCGGCTGTTTTAACTGCGCCCATCTTGGTCATGCCGCCGGCTTTCATTCCCTTCATCTCGGCCATTTCATGCTTAACCATAGACTTAGGTGCGCCCTTAGCTTTCATAAATGCGACCTCTTTT